GAATTAGCAGATGACGGAGAAATAAACATAATTAAAAAAGAGGGATTGAAAGAGTTCTCGTTTGAAATTGAATTGCCTTGCACAGACCGTCCATATGCAAGCTATGAGGACGGTTTTTTGCCACCTTTACACTATTTAGAATTGTTCTCTTATCTAAAAAGTGAACTTCTGCCGTTCCAGCTTGATATATACAGAGAAATGCCTAGCGGTGAAGATACATATTACACAAATGAAACTGTAACTCTCGAAGATTATACAGTAACAGAAGAGGCGGAAAACGGGCAGGACATAAAAGTAGAGTTAAATTTTAAAAAGTATCGGCAGTATTCAACGGCGACCGTTGTACAAGATGATGACGGATTACATTATACGGTAGTCCGGGGTACAGATAAGCGAATAAACAGGGTTGTAGATGTAAAAGACGGTGACACTTTAGCTACTATAGCCATGAGAGAATTTGGGCGGGCAGACCAAAATCTGATTGATTATTTATACGCAATAAATAAAGAAAACATAGATGCTGAATGTGCAAAGAGGGAAGTATTGCCACCTCAAATATTTCCCGGTATGTCTATACGGCTTACTGATGATAGTTTCGGAAATATAGATGAATATAACGCTAACAATAATATTGAAAGCAATAAGTTGCAAGCAGAAGATGTAAATAAGATAACTGAGGAGGGATTGACACAGTATGAAAGCATTATGCAGACTGTTATGGGACATCAGAACAGGTTAAACGCCATGAGTAGTTATATGATATATAACTATGTTGATAAAAATATGCCGCAGGAGTTTAGACCTATAGTTCGCTTTTTGATGTTTAAAGGGTGGCTTAAAGGTGACGATAGCGGAGAACTTGGATTAACCTATGATATGCTAAGAATTTTAGCGGCTCTTGCCCGTTCAGGCGCTTTCGGTAACGATTGCCCTACCCCGGAAGATGAAAAGGGTTGGGGGGATTAAAATGAGTGTTTGCAGAGTGTATATTGACCCTCTGAGAGATTACAGCGGTAATAATGCAGGAGCTTCATTTTATGGAGTGCGTGAACAAGACATGAACTGGTTTGTGGCAAAAAGAGTTTCTGAAACACTTGATAATTACACATTTATGAACTCACATAAATATTCATCTTTTGAAACTCATTTAAGCCGAGAAACAAAAGAAACTACGAAAAGTGAAGATATGTGGGAGAGCTTGCGCATACGTCTGAATGAGAGCGAAAAATTATGGGACGATGGAGGAGAGCAGACACCTTACTACATTTATTTGGGGATAGGCTCTGAACCGTCCGGGAATAAAGAGACCAGTACAGAAAGAGGTATAAGCTGTCATTATGAAAATAGAAATGCACCGGGTATTGATAATGATACGTGGAACGCATGGAGCTATAGTTTGGCTGATACTATACTTAATACAGTTGTGAAAAATACTGATATGCCCGAATATAAAATACCTATAACGCTTACAAGATATTTGCCTATCAACGAAAATGAAAAAATAATGTGCGGTGTTACGGCTCACGTAGGGCGAATAAATAACGCAAATGACGCTAGATTATTATATAACGAAGAGACAAGGAATGTTATAGCTGACAGTATAGCGGAGGCTATAGCGTATTGGGTAGACCAGGATTACACAAGCGGGAACGTGCCTGATAAATATAAGACACCATATACAGCCATAGATAACGCCAAAGACAGAGCGAAGGCTGTTCTTGCCGAAATGCAGAAAAATGAGGAATTATTGTCTGAAATAGAAAGCCGAATGGTATATAATTATTTAGATAAAAATTTCCCATCTCATGCTTTAGGGACTGTCGAATATCTTATTGACAATGGTATTTTGAAAGGCGGCAACAGCGGAGAGCTAGGCTTAACTTATGACATGATACGTCAAATTTGTATTTTTGCCCGTGCTGGTGTTTTTGGAAAAGATTGTCCTACACCTGAAAACTATATCCCGTTATAATAAATATAATTGACAATATTTTCCCCGTATGATATATTAATTATAATATTTATATGGGAGGTATTTTTATGAAAAAATTTATTTGCGGATTATTGATTGGTGTAATTATAAGTAGTCTAGTAGGTGCATATGCCGTAAATCATATATATGATAATCCTTATCCTATATATGTTAACGGCGAACCAAAGCAGATACAGGGTTACAACATTGACGGCTACAGTTATTTCAAGTTAAGGGATATAGCACAGGCTACGAATAAATTTGACGTTAATTTCCGAAATAACAATGTTATAATAAATACCTCAAGTCAATATTCAGGTGAAGAGCCAAATAATATTGTTTATTATGATTTTTATAAATGTTCGTGGTTACCTGATTATGGTGCGTATATAGGAATAGACTATAAAGATTTTATAGAAAATAATGGAGTAAGTGATAATTATATATATTTCTATCCGTATGATGAAAATCACATAAATGGTTATATTAATTTATTGGTTAATTGTGGATTTA